TTTTACAATTTCTGGCTCACCAGATGTACCTCCTGTTGGACCACCAACTTCTTTTAATTCAAATGGTGAAGCTATTGGTTATACTTTAACGAGATATGTTCAGGCAATTTCAGCCGAAACAAAAACAAAATCTTTTACTATATCAAGTCCAACGAAATTTTTAGAATTGGACTTGGGTGTAACCAATGTGGTTGAAATATTAAATGTAAAAGATAGTTCAGGTAACAAGTGGTATGAAGTAGATTATTTGACACAGGATAGAATACTTAAAGAAACTCATTATACGAGTGATGGTAGAGGACATGCTCAAAATATGAATATTGTAGGAGCACTTTCAGCATCTATCGATATACCATATACTGTAGAGTATATTAAAACTAATAAGAAATTTGTTAAGAAAGTCGATCCGGATACTAATAATACAAAGTTACAATTTGGAAATGGTTTGTATAGATTAAATATATCAGGTTCTTCTGGTGCTAGTATTTTTTCTATGGTCGAACAACAAGGTATAAATTTATCTGGTGTACCGAGTTCAGTAATAAATGCTAGTATTAATAATTTGGCTGTAAATAATTCATTAAATTTAGGTGAGACTCCTGCTAATACTATAATGACTGTAACTTATAGAGTTGGTGGTGGACCAAATGCTAATGCACAAGCCGGTGAAGTAACGGAAGTACAGAACGCCCCTTCCGGAGTAACTATAACTGTAAATAATCCAGAACCAGCAAGTGGCGGAACTGATGGTCAGACTGTTGATGAGATTAGGGAAAATGCAAAAACTCATTTTGCTTCACAATTAAGATGTGTGACTAGAGAAGATTATCAAGCAAGAATTCTTAATTTACCAGCTAAGTTTGGTAATATTGCTAAGTGTTATGTTCATAGATTGGATAATATAAGTGGGTTAAAAATATATACTTTATCTTATAATCAAAATAGACAATTAGTACAAACTCCTTTGTTGATATTGAATAATTTAAGATATTATTTAGAACAATTTAGAATGATAAATGACTCTTTGGATTTCGGATTTGATTTAAATAATACTATATTTTCTGGTTATCATGTAAATTTTGGAGTTAATTTTGAAGTTAATTATGATAGACGTTTTAATTCAGCTGACATTAAGTTGGAAACCATTGATGTAATAAAAGATTTCTTTAAAGTTGGGAAGATGCAATTTAAACAAGCAATTAATTTAAGTGATTTGAGATATAATATTTTAAGTCTTGATGGAGTTATTGGGATTAAGGTATTAAAATTATTTCAAAATTCTTCTAATATAGAAAATTTTCCAGCAGCTTCTAGTAACAGAACTTTATCTTATTATCAAGGAGGTGGAACGCTTGTTTCAAACGGAGAATCGGGATATGGATTTGTTTATGAGTTTGGTAATGCGACTGTAGATGATATAGTTAGACCATCAACAACACCTGCTGTATTTGAACTTAGAAATCCAGATAGGGATATTTACGGGAGGGTTGTGTAATGCATAGATTTTTCTTTGCAACCAAAGACGCTTTTATTAGTAGTGGTTCAAACCAAATTACTGGTGAAACTTGGTTAGATAAGAATACTGGTCAAGATGAAATACTTGAATTGAAGAAAGTATTTTGGGATAGAAAATTTCATTATCCAACTCGTTTATTAATTAAATTTGATGCTGATGAGATAGAGAATTTTATAAGTTCATCTAATGTACATACTAAAGACTCATCTTATAAAACCAATTTAAGATTATGGGAAACAAAAGGAACAAGTGGATTGAGTGAAACTTATACGATTGCTGCTTATCCAGTTAGTGAATCGTGGAATGAAGGAGTGGGTAAGGAATTAGATGATCCCAAAACTACAGATGGAGTTAGTTGGAAAAATAGAAAATATCCAGCGGGTGGTGCTGAAATTGGATGGAACTTGGAAAGTTCATTATGGACAAGTGGGGTTGCGACTAGTAGTGCTGGTGCAAGTTATATCGCTGGTGATGAAGTAACACAATCTTTTTCAGCCGAATCGCCGGATATTAATATGGACATAACTTCTATTGCAAAGAAATGGTTTAGTGGAGCAAATAATAATTACGGATTGTTATTGAGATTTTCTGGCAGTAGAGAAACATCAACTGGTAGTTTTGAGGATTTAAAATTCTTTTCGAGACAGACTAATACAATATATTCTCCAAAGATTGAATTAAAATGGGATGACCATTTACCAAGTACAGGCAGTAATACAGGCAGTTTAACTGCATTAGATTTATCTGGTACTGCGGAGAATTATATTTACCCAATACATTTTAGAGAAGCTTATAAAGAAACGGAACAAGTTAAGTTTAGATTCGGTGCTAGAAAAAGATATATTAATAAGAGTTTTACAACATCAGTACAGACTGTAAGTGGGAGTTATTTTGCAGAAGGTTCAGCATCGTATTCTATAATTGATTTAGCAACCAATGAATCAGTTGTTCCATTTAGTTCTTATACAACAATGAGTTGTGATACAGTATCACCGTACTTTATGCAAGACTTAAATGGATTTGAACCAAACCGTGCTTATAAAATAATGGTTAAAGTGAATCATAATGATAATCAGGAGATAATATACGACGATAATTTTGAATTCATATTGAGGGTATAATCATGCCAAAGTTTCAAGAAGAACAAGAAAAACAGCAACAAGAACAGCAAGAACAAGAAGAACCAAAGTTTCAAGAAGAACAAGAAAAACTGCAACAAGAACTGCAAGAAAAACAACAAGAACAAGAAAAACAAGAAGAACAAAAAGAAGATATAACAGCTGATTATTATTATGGGTTGGGTGAAGGATTAGCAGAATTTCCACCACTCACAACTGCTCCGTTAAATGAATTTACACAATTTATAGTTATGAAGCCATATACTTGGTTGGTTGAAAAAGTTCCAAACTTGACTAATTTTTTGACTGTTTTTTCTAATTTAATAAATAACTATAATGGAGCTATAGGTGGTGGGTATCTTCGGAGAGCGGTTCAATCAGGTGATGCTCTTCAATTTCAAAATGCTGATATTGATTTTTGGTTTTTAACATCAACTGATTTATTGAATGCAGTTAACTTCGTTAATCAGGGTCATCTTGTAGAGTTTCATCAACCAGAATTACAAGAAATACAAGATGGTAAAGTTTTATATAGTTGGGATTTAGTATCCAAAACAAGTGACATTCCAAATATAAAATTACAAATAATTAGCAGATTGGTAGGTGGTATAGAAAATATATTATCACAGTTTGATATTACAAATGCAAAAATAGCAACAAATTTAAATCAAGTTGCTGTGGATAGTAGATGGGAAGGGTTTGAATCAAATAAGTTTGTGAATATAGATATAGTTCAACCGGTTGCTATTATAAGTCGGTTATTAAAATATTTGTATAGTGAAGGAGAACCATTTAAACTTAATGGTTTAAGTGCTTTTAAATTTTTAACTTGGGTTGGACCAAGAGTTTCGTATTCACCTTATATGCAACAACTATATGATGTACTTTTGAATGCAAGTGAAGTAAACTATGATACTATTTCTTTTATAGAACCTTATTTAAATGGATTGAATTTACCAACGGAAGAAATACTTCCAGTTAATTTACCATTGGCTGTGAGTTTGATGTAATGGCTTTTTATCGTACACATAATAGCGAAACTCATGTTTCTGAATCATTTTTTGATATTGCTTTGGGAATTCAAAACACTGGCGGACAGTTATATTTTACTTCGGATATAGAAAATGAAACCGATAATTTTAATGTTACAGTTGATCAACTTGAAGGTGAAATTAATGTACCATATCAATATGATGAAGAAATAAGACCGTGGACTCAAGCAGATTATGACGTAGCTTATAATCAATGGGTAGATTCTGGTTATACTACATGGTATAATGAATTTCCATATCGCAATTTTCAAGGCAGCGTAAAATATCTCACACCTGGACAAATACCTGATCTCGCCGATATGGGTAATCATATAGGGCGACCTGGTCCTGGCATGTTTTATGTGAACACCAGCAACGGTCAGCCTTCTGAATATGGTAGTTGGGCTGACCATGTTTTATCTACTATTTGGGATTCTATGATGTTGATAAGAAGAAGAATAACTGTCCCTGATAGTATATTGGGTGGGTTTGGACAATGGAGGATAAATTATACTTACATTCAGTATCCTGAGAATCCGACGCAAGAGGGGACTTTTATTGCTGGAAGTCTTAATACAGAAAGATTAACTGTTCCAAAAAGAATATATAATCCTGATCAAATAATAGTTGATACTACTTT